AGAGATTCTTTCTTCGGGGAAAGACGTGCAGGCGGCCGTTCGAAATGGTCACCTGGTTATCTGGGAAGTAGGCAGTAAAAAGAAATATGATGTGGTCGTTACGCAGCCGCATTGATCGGTACATTAGGTAACGATAGCAGCCATTACGGGCTAACTTGCAAGACAAGGTTCTTGCGGGTTAGTCCGTTTTTGTTTTTCGGAGGTTATGCATGACGCTTGAAAATTACATAGTCAGGGACGTGCTTTCGCTTCCGAGTGATGGCCTCACCGGTCGAAGAAAAATACGCACGACAGCAAAGAGGATCACGGTTGAGAACGTGCGTGAAGTGTTGGAAGAAGCTCTTGCTATTCATGCTGTAAATGCCGGTGAAATAACATACCTTTGGGAGTATTACAAGGGCAAACAGGACATCCGCAACAAGGAAAAGTTCGTCCGAGAGAATATCAATAACAAGGTGACGGTCAACCGTGCCAATGAGATTGTAACGTTCAAGACGGCGTATTTGCTGAACGAACCGATACAGTACATCTCGCACGGGGAAGACAACAGCGAGGATTTGTCCAAGCGTGTCAGCAGGCTCAATGAGTTTATGAGGGCTGAGGACAAGGAAAGCAAGGACAAGGAAATTGTTGATTGGATGCACATCTGCGGCGTGGCGGATAGATTTACTGTCACAGACGAGATAGCAAATGTAGCTGACGGTGCACCTTTTTATATATACACGGTTGACCCACGGCTTGCGTTTGTAATTTACAGCGCATCCGTAGGGGAAAGACAGATGGCTGGCGTCATCCTCCAGATGGATGAAGACAAAAAGTGGTATGCAATGGTTTATACCGCTGACAGGTGCTTTACGGTTACAAGAGAGAATGTAACGGAAGAAGCACATATCCTTGGCGGGATTCCATTGGTTGAATACATCAACAATGAAGCCCGTATGGGTGCTTTTGAGAGTGTTATTTCGATTCTGAACAACATCAACCAACTCGAATCTGATGCTGTGGATTCTGTTCAGGACTTCGTAAACGGGTTTGATGTGTTCCAGAACTGCGATATCGCTGATGGTGATTACTCCGAGCTTGGTATTGGCGGCAAGGCAGTAAAGATAAAAACTGTGGTGCAAGGGATGGAAGCAAAGGTGTACAGAGTGGCTTCCGAACTGAGCCAAAGCGGTGTGCAGCAGAGAGTGGATGATTTTACGGAATCATATTTGACTATCTGCGGTATGCCGAACAGAAACGGCGGATCCTCGACGAGCGACACGGGGCAAGCGGTTATCTTCCGTGATGGATGGAGCGAAGCTGAGTCAAGGGCAAAGGATACGGAAAAGCTGTTTATCCGTGCTGAACGGCAGTTCCTACGGATTGTTTTGAATATCTGTTCCGTAAAGAAAGGTGCCGACCTTGGTTTGGAATTGAAGGATATTGGTATCAACTTTGCCCGTAAGAGTCTCAATAACCTGCAAAGCAGATTCCAATGCTTTATGGAAGCTCTGTCCTCTGATTGGGTTGACCCAATGGATGCCTATAACGCTTTTGGTGATGTGTTTGGAGACAAGACAGCGGCTTATAACCGTGCGGTTGCTTGGCATGAGCAGTTGCAAAAACAGCAGGAAGAGCAGCTTAGAGAACAGCTTGACCGAGAGCGGGAAAGGATAGCTGACAATGGCAATTCCAGAAGCGTACAAACTGGCGGATCAGACGATTCAGCTTCTCAACCGTCAGGCGATAGAGAGGACAACTAAAGCAAAGCAACGGCTTTCAGTTTTGAAGTTTGATGAACCGAATGTTGGCAAGGAAATAGATGCTCTGTACGAGTGGCTTGATAACAATAATCGCAGGAAGCTGAAAGAGCTTTACTGTGAAAGATATATAGAATTGTGGCTGTTTCTGATGGGGAAGAAGTTTCCGAAAGACAAGGAAGACTTTCTTGACGAATTAGCCGAAATGTATGTTTTTGGTTTGCTCTACGAACCGAACGAGGTAACGCACTATGTCTACGAAACGGAAGTATTGCGGAAAAGAGACAGGGCAAAAGAATCAGTATTATCGGTTCCAACGAGAGCACAAAAACAGATTGAATTGGACAAAGCACTGCGGTTTTGGGTGCAGATGTCCGCATGGTATGTTGATTTTACTTCACAGGACGCAGAGATACAGGTTTACAAGGACTGTGGGCTAAAGAAGGTTGAACGGCACGAACAGCATGATAACAGGGTTTGTAAAGTGTGCCGTAATGCGGATGGGGAGATTTATGAAGTTGATAAGATTCCTACGCTTCCGCATATAAATTGCCGACGTTGGTTTTCGCCGGCTGAATGAATTAGTGCGTTCGTAGCGGTCTTTTCACGCATGGGACTGCTCCTCCTTTCCGAAGAAGCAACACGACTGCTGGCATTGACAGTTTTTTGGTTCTTTTTTTCTGATCAATGTCGTTTGATGAGACGAAGCAGGGCGGATGGAAATTCCGCATTTATACAGGATTGGTGTAATGGAAGCACGTCAGACTTTGAATCTGAAGGACGTGGATCGATACCATGATTCTGTGCCACCAGAGATTCCCCTCTGCTTTAAAAGTGGGAGCTTTAACAGGGAATGTGAGCAGCTGCCTTTCCCTTATCGAACAAACTGAGGCAGGTCAGTTCCAATCTGCTGGTATCTATACCGGCTAAAGATTTACAACTGCCGATATATCGCAGGATGGAGTAGCGGTAACTCATCTGGCTCATGACCAGAAGATCGTCGGTTCAAATCCGGCTCCTGCACCCATAGGATGAGTGTGATATGAAGACGGCAGTTTACTTTGGATCCAGAGAAATATATGCGGATATGATACCGGCTTCAAAGTCACTTTTAATAAATTCCGATGTTGATAAGATCTTTCTTCTTATCGAAGATGACGATTTTCCATATCTGCTTCCGAGTAGCGGAATTATTAAAACGATCAACATCAGAGATTTTGTTCCACGGTTTTACGACATGGCAGGTCCAAATTTCTGCACACAGTGGACGTATATAGGGCTTATCCGGACGGCATTAACCAAAGTGTTTCCAAAGATGGACAAGGTCCTGTCGATAGATTGTGACACGATTGTAGATAGGGATATATCTGAACTGTGGGATATTCCGCTTGATGGATATTACTTTGCGGCTACGAAAGAGCCTCTCCTGACGGATCAGCTTGGAATCCTGTATACGAATGTCGGCATCACGATGATGAATCTGAAAAAGATGCGTGATGACGGTAAGGATGATGAACTGATCAATGCGTTGAACAAGCAATATTTCCTGTATGTTTGCCAGGACGCAATGAATCAGTACTGTCAGGGGAACATTTTGGAACTACCGAGTGATTACAACGTGTGCCAGTTTACGGAGCATACAGACAATCCGAAGATAAGGCATTATGCCGGTGAACGTGTTCATTGGAGAAGTAATCCATTGGTACAAAAATACATAGATATCCCGTGGAGTGAAATAAGAAAATAAGGATATACGCAGATTTTTACTGCTTTTATATATCACGTCGGAGATGACGTTAAAGCCCGAACGTTAGAGAAAACGTTAATCCCAAATATTTAATGATCGTCAGAGAAGACGTATAAAACCCGAAAGGATTCTTTATGGCAAACATTTCTACCGATGCGATTCAGGGATTCGCAGAGATGACCGCAGAGCAGAAGGTTGAGGCCCTTCTGAAGGTTGAGATTCCGGATGCTGTGGATATGAGTAAATTTGTGAGCAAAGAGACTTTTGACAAAAAGGCATCTGAAGCAGCGAATTTGTCAAAGCAGCTTAAAGAACGGATGACAGAAGACGAACAGAAGAAAGCGACAGAAGCTGAAAACCTCAAGAAAATGCAGGAAGAGCTTGATGCTCTACGTAAAGACAAAACTGTTGCGACGTATACAGCGCAGTACATCGGCATGGGATATGACAAGGACCTTGCTGCGGATACTGCAAAGGCTATGGCCGATGGTGATATGGATAAGGTCTTTGCGAATGGCGTAAAACACAAAGAAGCATTGGAGAAGAAAATCAAGGAAGACTTGATTAATAACACTCCGAAACCTAAAGGTGCAGGTGGACATGATGACGGTAAAGATCCTGCCGTTGAGAAAGCAAAAGAAATTGCCAAGGCAAAGTTTGGCGGTGGCAAGACGTACGAAGACATTATGAGTAAATACAAAAAGTAAAGGAGATAACTGATATGGTATTTGATGTTACCACGGTTGCCGGCGATGTTGAAATCCTGGCAAGCAAAGATTTTCAGGCAATTCCGGTCAAAGTAACTGTTGCTACCACGGCTCCGTCTACGATTGTGAAAGCTGGTACGCCGATTAATGCGTCCGGTGCTTCCACGACCGGTTCTGGTGCTGTTGGTGTGCTTCTGTATGACGTTGATGCAGCTGTAAACCCGAACGGTGCTGCTGTTGTTCAGGGCATCATTGATGCAACTAAGGCACAGTCTCACAGCGGTGTGACTTACACCACTGCACTGTACTCTGCTCTTCCTGGCATTGTCTTCCGCACCAACATTGGTGTGAATACCTAATAGGAGGTAAGTGCAATGAATCTTAGAGATCTGTTTACTCCCGCTGCCGTTGCGGCAAACTGGGAGGAAGTTTACAGCAATCAGATTCCTTATGTTGGTACGGCTCTGTTTCCTGCACGGAAGAAAGCCGGCCTTGATCTGAGTTGGATTAAGGGATCCAAGGGCCTGCCCGTTTCCCTCATGCCGAGTGCATTTGATGCAAAGGCAACCTTCCGTGACAGAATCGGTGTTCAGAAGCTTGAGACTGAGATGCCGTTCTTCCGTGAGGGCTTCAAGATTAAAGAGAAAGACCGTCAGGAAATTCTGCGTGTGCAGGATACTAATGATCCGTATCTGAATGAGGTTCTTGCTCGTATCTACGACGATGCAAATGAACTGATTGCAGGTGCGAATGTTGTTCCTGAACGCATGATCATGCAGCTTCTCTTCCCGACGAATGGCCAGCCTGGTATTACCATCAAGGCAAACGGTGTTGATTACACTTACAACTACGATACTGATGGTTCCTGGTACAACGCCGGTTCTGGCGGAAACTACTTTGTCCTCCAGGGTACTGCTCTTTGGAGTGCTGCTTCTACGGCTGATCCGTTTGCGAATATTAAGACTGTAAAGGATTATATCCGCTCCAAGACCGGCACCGAGATCACCACTCTGATTATGAACAGCACCACGTTTAATCTGCTTGGCGCAATGGATGCAGTGAAGAACCGCTTCCTGTCCGCAGTTGGTAAGACGCTTGGTTATATCACCGACGGTGATGTTCGCAACGTGTTCCAGGATACCAACGGGGTTAGCTTTGTTGTGTATGACAAGCAGTACAAGAACGAGAGCCGTGTTTCTGCATCCTTCGTTCCTGATGGCTATGTTGCATTCATTCCTGATGGTGCACTTGGTTCCACCTGGTATGGTACGACTCCTGAAGAGGCGGATCTCCGTGGCGGCAACTCCAAGGCCCAGGTGGCTATCGTTAACACCGGCGTTGCCATTACCCAGATTCTGGATGAGCATCCGGTTAATCTGAACACCTTCGCATCCGAAATCGTTCTTCCGTCTTACGAGCGTATGAACGAAGTTGCCCTGATGAAGGTTACTGCATAATCGGTGACGGTGTATGCAGGTAAAGGCAAAGTGCAACATAAACATTGACGGTATATGGCATTTCGGCGGGGAAATCTTTGAAGTAGAGAGCACCGACGGCATTACTGAGTATGTCGAAGAGGTTGGCTACGTTTCGGAGATTTTCCCTCCGGAAAAACCCGAAGAACCTGTAAAGAAAAGTACACGGGGGCGCAAGAAAGCCGTATGAAGTTAATGGTAGCAATTCCTACATTGGATTATATCCACTTTGAGTTCGCAAGGTGTCTGGTTGGGCTGACACGGCAGCTTGAACGGGATGGAGTGGATTTTGACGTTTGCTTCCTTGGCGGAACGCTTGTTTATAACGGGCGTGATACCTTAGCTGCAAATGCTGTGAACGAGAAGTATACGCACGTACTGTGGCTGGATGCTGACATGATGTTCAACCCTGATATTTTCAACAGGCTGTATGCGCATGAGAAAGATATCGTAACTGGTGTATATCACAGCAGACATGCACCATATGATTCATGTATTTTTACAAATTTGGACCCCGTTGAGAAAGTAAAGGATTATCCGAAAGAACTATTTGAAATTGCGGGTTGTGGATTTGGATGCATTTTAACATCGACAGAAGCTCTGCGATGGGTGTATCGGGATAATGGGAATTGCTTCCAGCCGATGCTTCAATTCGGAGAAGATATTGCGTTTTGTATTAGGGCAAGAGAAAGCGGGTTCAAGATTTACTGTGATCCTGAAATCCAAGCAGGGCATATTGGGCATGTAACAATATTCCCTGACATGAAGACTTAAAGAGGTGAGCGACGATGATGGATAATTTGGCGAGGCTGAAAAAGCGGACTTGTGAAACCAATACTGCTTTGCTTGAAGACCTGCTGACTACGGCAAAGGTAGCTATTCTAAATCGTCGCTATCCTTATAAGGATTTTGCTGACAGTTGCTTTGACGACAAGGATGTTGAGCCAAAATACTACGACTTGCAGTATCGAATTGCACTTGATTTGTACAACAAACAAGGGGCAGAGGGAGAGATCCAGCACATATCAAACGGAATTCACAGAAACTACGAATCGTCATGGATCTCAGCGCAGCTTCTTGAAGAAGTGACTCCTTTTGTGGGTACGGTGTCATGAGAGATCTAAAGCGGAACCAACGTGTTTTCTATTATGCCTTGTACCTTGGTAATGAGGAAATTGTAGATACCGATGGCAACAAAACCGGAGAGCGGCGTGTTTCCTATGGTGATCCCGTGAAGATGTACGCCAACATCTCGCCGGCTAATGGATATGCAAATACTGCAATATTTGGGAAAGATTTACAGTACAGCAAAACAATTGTGACGTGTGACATGAACTGTCCAATAACGGAGACTTCTGTGCTTTGGATTGATAAAGATCCGTATGACGGGCAAAGGAATCTTACCTCTTACGATTACACGGTATCACAGATCGCACGTGGTTTGGACAACATTGTTTTTGCTGTAAACAAAGCTGAAGTTAGAAATGGCTGACCATTACATTGAGATTGACCCGTTAAGCCCAGCAAGCATTTTGAAGGCCGAGAGAGAGATTAACAAGATCCTAAAAGACTTTGACCGGAAGGTTGATGTGTTTATACAGGAGATTGGAAAGATTGGTCAGCAGGCTGCACAAGGTGCTTATGGCAGTGCTGTATCGGTTACGTTGGTAAACGAAAAAGAAGGCGTGACAATCAGTGCAGATGGTAAAGCGGTTGTGTTTCTCGAATTCGGCGCGGGGTCTACAACAAATTCAGCAAACAGATATGCGCTTGAAATGCCTTTTTTGGTTTATCGTGGGTCTTATTCAGACGAAACCAAAGGTGAATATCAGGCTACGCATTACAACTACTGGCACTTTGGTGGAAAAGAAATAGAGTTTGTCGAACCAAGGAACGGTATGCAAAAAGCCTATGAGGCAATCATGCAGGACATTAGTTCTGTAGCAAAGAGGGTGTTTGGATGAGCAAGTATACACGAAACGCTGTTTACAGTTATGTACATGACAAGGTAATAGCGGCTTTTCCAGATGCCTATATTTCTGGGATGTATGAACCTGTTGTTCCAAGTTTCCCAGCTGTGTTTATCCGTGAAATTGGAAACTACAGCAATCAGGATAATGTGACGTTCAGTGGTTCACAAGACGTGTGGACGAGTACATACGAAGTGCAGATTCAGAGCAATAAAGTGGATACGCCTATGACCGAGGTATATGCGATTTTCAGTGTGGTAAAAGAGGCTTTCTCATCCCTTTTTTATATACATATTAATACCAACAACATAGGAACGTTTGATGATAAAAACTATCGGATCGTAGCTTCCTTCCGCAGAGTGATTGGGGAAGCGGATTCAATGCCAACATAAAAATGGAGGTTGACTTTATGGTTTGCAGATATTGCCACAAAAAGCTTCCAGAAACGGTTGAGTCTAAATGCCCGAATTGTTTTGCGGAATGGGCACCTTTGGATGAAGCGAAAAAGGAAGAAAACAAACGGACTAAGACGGAAGAACCGAAAACCGTCAATGGTCATGATTAAGGAATAGGGGTGATTTAATTGGCAGGAGAAATCTCAAGTGCCGGTATTACCATTAAATATGTAGCTGAGTCGGTTGCTGGCACCAGACCTACGACAGGGTATTCAGAAAAAACATCCGGTGGCACTTTAAAGATTGCAGAGTATGTTACCGGTATCAGTGGCTTGACAGCTGACTATGATCAGTATGATGTGACGCCACTTGCGGAGCAGCGTAGAAGGCGTTTCATCAAAGGCCTCCAGGCAAACGACGGGAACCTGTCTCTGGCTTGCAATATCAATCCGACTTCTAGAACGGACTGGAATGCAATTGTCGCAGAGTATGCTGCACTGACTGGTGGTAAAGGTATGTGGTTTGAATTTACTCTTCCTGGAGATACGCAGTCTGTGTTCTTCAGAGGCGAACCGTGCGAAATGGGCTTTCCGGATGTGGAGAGCGCACAGGCCGTACAGGGCGCAGTTCAGATCATTGAAAACGAGTATAGTGGGTGGACGTCGAAGTCTACTTGATCAATTGTAAAGGGACGATAAACAATTCGTCCCTTAAAAATAATCTTCTTATTATAAAGAATAGGAGTTTTTATGCAGAATAGCAATAAAACCAGAATCGAGTTTGATTATGGTGGAACACACTATAAGCTTGAATATACCGCAGCTTCTTTAAAGAAGATGGAGCGGAACGGTGTTAAATTTGCGAAACTCGATGAGATGGTTTTTTCAGCCCCTGAGATTTTGTTTGAAGGTGCGTTTTATGCGAACCATCCGAGAACGGACAAAAAGCTTATTCGTGAGATCTATCGGTCGCTGAAGAGGACCGCAGATGATGAAGAACCCGAATATGATGAGGATGGAAACGAGGTAGATGCCCTTGCTTTGGCCCTTGGATCCATGCTTGAAGAAGCTGTCAATGAATGGACTCATCGGTCGGGAAACTCAAGCTGGAAGGTAACGAGGTAGACGTATTACCGGACTTACCTTCCGAAAGAGATGTACAGGAATCAAATAGCGATACTCCGCTCGGAGATATGTTGGACAAACTGTGCCCTTATTTTATGGCTCTTGGCGTTTCGTATGATGAGTTTTGGAATGGCGACTACACGTGCTTGAAGTATTACGAAGAAAAAAACAAGCTCGAAATAGAGAAACGAAACCAGGAGCTTTGGTTGCAAGGGTTATATAACTACATTGCTCTTTCAACGGTTATAGCCAATGCGTTGGCAAAGAAAGGTTCGGCACCAAAGCAATATATTGAAAAGCCGATAAGAATTACTCCTCTAAGCGAAGAAGAGAAAGAACTTGAAAAGAAGAAAATGGTTGATGACTTCCGTGCTCAGTTAATGGCGTTAGACAGGAAGTTTACTCAAAAGCACAGCGAGGATACACAAGGCAGGTGATAGCATGGCAGCTACAACGGTAGAAAACTTATCTATAAATATCAGGCGAACGGGCGACAGTGCCGGTGCAAGCATGACCGGACTATCAAAGTCGTTAAATACTTTGAGTAATTCTTCTAAGTCTGCCTCTAAAGGAGTTGGATCACTTGTATCTTCTCTTCAGAGAATCGCTTACTACAGAATTATCAGAACGATAATTAAAGAAATCGGTAAAGCTTTTCAGGAAGGTGCACAAAACGCTTATTTCTTTTCGAAAGCAATAGGCGGAGATCTGGCTGCTTCTTTGGATATGCTTTCTACGAAGAGCTTTACGATGACGAACCAGATGGGTGCCGCATGGGCGACATTGCTTCAGACGATACAGCCGATCTTGCTTAAAATAATTGAGTTGATACGGATGGCTGCCGAAGTGATAACGCAATTCTTCGCTTTGTTGGGTGGTAAAAGAACGTACCTGAAAGCAATTGATTATTCGAAAGAATGGGCTACAACAACGGCAACCGGCGCGAAAGCCGCTAAAGAATGGAAGAACCAGCTGATGGGGTTTGACGAAATCAACCGTCTGGAAGAACCGGCTGAGACAAGTGGAGGCGGTGGATCCGGTACTCCTGGATACGGGCAGATGTTTGAGGAAATCCCGATTAATTCAAAGCTCACTAATCTGATTGATATGATAAAGGCACACCTTGCCGATTTAGAGCTTTTTGCATCAGGTGCATTGCTTGGTATTGGTCTGTTGCTTACTCTGACCGACGCGAATGTGCCGCTTGGATTAGGATTGATTGCGTTGGGTGCTCTTGGTTTGGCGCATACGTTGACGGAAAACTGGGATTATTTAACCGATAATGTAACAAGGTCTTTATCCACAATTATGGTTGTGGCATCCGGAGCATTGTTTGGTATAGGTGCTGTTTTAGCTTTTTCTGGTGCTAATCCAGGTCTTGGAATTGCGTTAATGGCAATTGGGGCATTAGGACTTGCAAATGTAGCTGCGCTGAACTGGGAAGAAATGCCTGCTAAAATAAAGCGGACCATAAGAAATATTGATGCGATTCTTGGTGTTAGCTTACTTGGAATCGGTGCTATCCTGACGTTTACAAACGTAAATTTGCCGCTTGGTATTGCGCTCATGGCCGCTGGTGCTGTGTCACTTGTTGCCGCTGCTGCTCTGAGTGAAGGCAAAATTGTTGATACTATTCGGAAGACTCTGAGTGGGGTTTTGCTTCTGGTAGGCACATCTTTGCTTGCACTTGGTTTGATACTGCTTTTGTTCCCTGCCGCATGGCCAATCGCCGGAGGATTGATTGCTGCCGGCCTTATGTCTGTAGGAACATCGATGATGTTGGATGCGAATCCAATTTTGCAGTTAATTAACGATATTATCGGTGCGGTACAAACATTGTTCAATTGGGCAAAAACAGCTACGCAGCAGTTGAATGAAATGTTCAAAGCAAAGGCCAACATGACCGTAGAAGAAAGCAACCATTTGCTGTACGACAATTATGGCGGTGGTTATGCCAGTGGCGGTTTCCCTGATGAAGGTGAACTGTTCATGGCACGTGAGGCTGGACCTGAACTGGTTGGCCGTATTGGAGGCCGGACGGCGGTTGCCAACAACGACCAGATCATTGCAGGTATCCGGCAGGGTGTCTACGAGGCAGTCTCCCAGGCGATGCAGAATATGCCGACTGGCGGCGATACCGTGCTGAAAGTGGATGGCGAAGTCCTTGGTAAGACTGTGACAAGGTATCAGAGAATGCAAGCCATTTCCGCCAACCTGTGAGGTGATTACGAATGACATTAACTGTAAACAACGTTGATATGATTCCGTATATTGCACAGGGCGGGATTAAGTGGCAGCGCAATGATATTGATGCTCCAAATACTGGACGTACAATGGACGGTACCATGATGCGCGGGAGAATAACGACCAAAATCCGTCTGGACATCACTTGTAGGCCGTTGACGGCAGCCGAGTTGAGCATAGTCTTGAACGCAATCCTCCCGCAGTACGTGACAGTGACTTATTCCGATCCAATGTATGGTAGCGCAATCAAAACAATGTACTCTAACAATAACCCGGCCGCATTCTTCTTCATTGACGAAAAAGGCGTTGAACGGTGGAACGGAGTATCCTTCCCATTAATCGAGAGGTGATCCCATGCAAGATACATCAGGGATCCTCAATTACGATATCATTGTTGGAGCAGGGGATTACTCCGTAGAAACAAAGCTGGTCATCGACGATACCGATTATATGGAGGGGCAGATCTACTCCGTAAAGACTACCAGGCAGATGTTCACAAGCCAGAATCCTACTGTAGGCAATGCTGTTGTAGGCAGACTGGATGCGTCAATTACAATCCCGATGACGACCATCCCGCTGGCTGCGGAGATTAAACCGTACATCCGAGTTTTCAATTCTGCATTGACGTCAGACTGGCTGCAAAAAGGTGTCTTTTACTTCTACCAGCGCTGGATAGACGAGGACTCCGGCACCATGACCATAGTTGCCTTTGATGCAATGTTTCGTGGGAATCAGTCATACCCATCGTCCTCATTGACTTGGGATGATACGCACCCATATGCATGGCAAGTAGTTGATGAAATTCTTGAATTCATGGATGTAACGGCAGAAGAAGACACACTGACGCTGTTGCGCGCATCAAACTACATTGTCCAGTTCCCAGCGCAGTATTCTCTGAGAGACGTCCTGGGTAGCATTGCGGCGATGTATGGCGGGAACTTCATCATCACGAATGAGGGTATGATGAGATTTGTGGCATTCGCGGATCTGGCAGGGGAAACGTATTATCTTGTGACCAATGCTGGATCTCCCATCACATTTGGTGGCACGAAAATTCTGATAAGAGGATGAATGGATGTCAGATTTAATATACATTGGCAAAGACGTACAGTCTTTCCAAAAGTCTACAAAGTTCAAACCGTATGACAGAGTTGTTCTGAACTTGGATGACAACAATTACATATCCAGTCCTAGCGTATCAGTAACAAACAAATCTGTTTATAATAGCTATGCGAACGGCACATATAAATTTACGTTCACAGCGGCGCAGAATAAATGGAAGACGCCTACTGACACGTATGTGACTACTAGTGAACTTGCACAGAACTATGGACTTACTACTCATTACTCTGACATAACTGCGCCAAAGAGCGGAGACGTCATTACTGTTACAAAGACGACGGTCAGCCAAGAAGCGCGCATTACTGCTGACTTGACAAGATCCGGCAGCACATTGACTGCTGATTGCCCGCTGGTTAAGCC